TGAATAATCTTTACCTGGTCATAGGGGTCACGTTCTGCTGTCTTGGCAATGCGCTGACTGACGTTCTCTTCCCCAAACTGTCGCACAGCAGCGCGTGCTGACATACGAAATTCACGATACACAGTATCAACCCTGCCAAACTCATCTTCTGCTAAGTAGCATTCTGCAATATGCCGGGTAGAAAAACGCAGCGTGTCATTCTCATCTTTGTCGATAAACATAACAGCGGTGCCAAATGTCACCAGGTCACTATACAGCTCATGGATTGCTTCGTGTAGGTTCGAGCGATGCAGCTCCTGGTACATTACATCTGTTACGCCTAGCAGCCATTCCTTTGCCATATCGTCTGTTTCAAAATTATCATCACCAAAACGCAAAGCAAACCAAGGCGTACTGGCATTAGTCAGCATGCCATGCAGGCTTGATGCCATGAGTTCGGCTGCATGTATAGCCGTACCATCAAATATTAATTCGGTACGTTTATCACCGGATGTGCGCTTTTTGGTAATGTCTGCCTTACGCGGCACGATATAGTCGGCTACTTCTTGCCAGTGTGATTCCCAATTTTTACGCTGGTTTTGCAGTGATGCAAATCGCTTCATCAATGCAGCAGCGCGTTTATCTGTCTCAGCCATCAAACTTTCACTTTATTCTGCCCTAGTAATCTAGGCTTTTGTGTTGGCGCTTCTGTTAATAAACCTTGTCCACCGGTGACCACAGCAGCTGCCTGCCCTTTTTTCTGCGCCTGCTGCGTGCGTGTGTATTCTGTAGCCTTAGTCGATGCCGGCTGTATCGGTGGTGCTGGCGGTGGTGGCTGTGGAGGTGGCGGCGGTGATGGTGGATTAAACTTTCCCATGACTATACCCTTTTTTTAAAGTTGCCCCGACATCTGCAAATCCATTTTTATAAAACAGATTCTCAAATAATTTTTGTTCGCGTGCGTCCAGCTCCGCTGTTGCTGTCGCATACACAGCGCTGCATTGATATTCTGCTGCAAAATCATCTATGAATTTCATCAAAAAACGTGCTGCCTGGGTGCGCCTGCCGGCTTTACGAACCCAAAACTTTACCACATACCCTAGCGGCTGCTTGCACCATTCCCAGCTAGCACACATCATCACGCCGCCTAGCAGCTCACCATCTAACTCAGCAAGGCAAATATCTGCGTCCGGTATCTCTAAAAAATGCTTTAGATAATTACGTGCTGTCCAGCTATCATACTCACCGGCAAACCGTGACTCATGGTTACCTTCTTCGATTATTTCCAAAATAGCATCAATGTCGCTATGGTCTGCTATGCGCAATTCAATCATGCTGCAAATGGATTATAATCCATATCCGCTAGCGCTTGCGGCGGTTTACCCAGCGCCCTAGTTTCTCTGAGTCCAATCGACATATAGCGAAAAGCATCCGCAAAGTGGCTTGACCAATCGTGGACAGGCGTATTACGGAAGGCTCTATTCTTTTCATTATACCCTCGATGATATTGACGCAGCGCGTCCAGACCCGATTTGCATTTTTCTGCATCAAACCAACAACGTGCAAACACCATTTGCGCAGCATGTATTCCGTCCTCTAATGGCAGCTTTGGTACTACCCTAAAATTTAATCCTAAATCCCAGGCTATCTCTCGCCTGCTTTTGCCAGTGCCTAGCTCTCTGACTTCAATATCGTGTGGCGCGTAATGCACCCCATATAAATATTCTTTTGCATTAAGTATCTTACAATAATGCGGCAGCCCTTCACCCCTGGACTCATAACAATCAATGACATGCACAGCCCTGCCGATACTTTGCACAAACCAAATAGCTGTGCTATCGCCTACACCTAAATCCCAAAATGTATCGACCTTGTACCCTCTGTCATACGGAACCCTGCCTATGCGCCCTTCTTCTAATGCCGCATGACACTCCTTACCAAAAATAGCACCTGGCACATTAGCAACCCAGCTGCACTCATACTCTTGCGCATACTGGTCAGCCGTCATGGTCTCCCTAGCACTGGCTAGCTCACCGCCATCTAATATATCTGTCTCACTGGCTCGATGTACCGCCGTATACCAATCACTGCTAATAACAGCAGCCTCATACATCTCATAAAATGCATTCTGCCCCTTTGGTGTTCCTACAAAAAAACACCAACCCTTTCTATCAGACAGCGCCGGTCTTATCACTTCCGGAAACACACTCTCCGGCATGTCAGCGACTTCATCCATAAAGCAGCCGTCTAAATAAATCCCTCTTAAACTATCCGGGTTCTCAGCCCCTAGTAAATTTATCCTAGCACCATTAGGCAAATCACAGCGCAGCTCAGTCTCATGAAACTTTACCTCTGGTATACCACCAGCAAACTGCTTGAGATAATCCCAGGCAACTGCCTTTGCCTGGCGGTATGTAGGCGCTAAATACGCGTATCTAGGGTTCTTGTTAGCGCACATAATCGCTGCACGCAGTAAATGATTTATCGCCATGACTGTCTTGCCCATCCGTCTATGGCATACAATCACGCCCCATCTATGCTGGTCTAAATTACGATGTAACTCTGCCTGCAACGCCCTGGGGTGGTACGGTATTACTATGTTCATCTTTCTTTTCCATCAATGTCGAATACTCGCCGTGATGACCATGCATGCGCTTCAACGCTATCCAGCCTGTTCGCTGGTATTGTTCGATTGCGCTGTGTGGTATGTAACGCAGTGTGCGAGTGTTAGAGACTGTTGGCATGGTATAATATACGTATCGGATCGGCGCCCACTTTCTGGGGGTGGTAGGGGTGCCTGTCAGGTAAATCGCAGCAACAAAAACGAACACAAAACGAACACAACAATATTATTGCAGCATAAAAAACAAGGCAGGCTATAGGTTACAGAACAAACGACTGCTAGACTATAAATCTAGCGCTCGCCGGGTATGACTCACGCGCGTAGCTAGGCAACAGGCAGGACGTTTTATATATATCTATCCCTTGCTATTCTTCTTCTTGTCACGCAACTTCTTCAAGTCTGCACCAGTAATCTTGTTCCTTGGCTCAGCTAACGCAGCCATAGCCATTTGCTTCTTGCTATACTTTTTACCCGGCATGAACCTGACCTTCCCATGATATTGTTATGTTACCTTGTTGTACTGCTTCTTCTTTCTTGTCACGAATACCAAACGGCTGATTACGTGCAAACGTCCATTTCAATGTTTCGATTTCTAACTTTCTACGCTGCATCTCAGCATTCAATACTTTGGCATCTAGACTTGGTGGTAGCTCTTCAGTAGCCAGGTCAACAATATGGTCACTGTAATATTCAGCCTGCATTACACGACCTCGCCTATATATCTCATACAGCTCCTCATCACGATTAACAGCTGTCGTGATAGTTCGATAAGCTGGCATATCCGGGTCTTTGCATATCTGCACTAAGGTCTCGCCTATAGCAAGCCGGTCAGCAATCGTCTGCATCATTGTCTTTGTAATACGTCTAGCCATTAGCAGCTTTCTTTGGTCTTCCGCGTTTCTTTTGACCAGACAAATATTTAGGTTGTTTCTCGTATTTGGCTGGGAACGTAATAGTCTCGATTACACTTGGCTTTTCTGTCTTGAACCAAAACGGCAAGAATGTCTGTAATATGTTTTTCAACATGATTAATCCTAAAAAAAACCAGCTATACCGTGTCAATATAGCTGGTTAAGTTTTACCTAATTAAGATGGGAGGACAAATGCGCGTAAAACACTATATGCCTTATCTTAGAAAAATCCTACACCAACTGACGGCATTCGCCAACCCTTAATGCAAAAAAAATCAATTTAATTGATAATACAAGCGCACTAATGCGTCTTTATAAGCCAGTTTAACGCGTCTAGGGTCATTTAGCCCTAATATCCTGGCTAGCTTAGTCCAAGCAGCTCCACGGCTTTTAAACGCAGCAGAATGGCATACAGCCCACACTAGCTTCCTATCATCGAGATTCATACGACAACCCAGCTCTAGCGCGTAATCAAATCTATCTATTTGTTGGCTAGTAGGCTTGAGTATAGTCTCACCTTGCTGTGTCCAACCATAGCCATGCCAATCCAGCGGATAGTCTACCCATGTAGCCATTTTAGCCCGGCGTATAGCTGGCGGCAAACGGCGTTCTGTTTCAGCTGCTTCTTTGAACAGCTCATCTATGCTGGCTATATCCAAATACACGCTCCATCTTTCTAATAAACAGCCATCTCTCTTGCCTACTGCAACCAGCTGTAGCTCGTAGCACTTCCTTGTAATTATCAGCACTGTACGTCTGTCTTAACTTTTTGAGAACACGGTCTAACCGCCAAGTATGTTCGTCTATCTTTTTCTTTTCGATAGCGCGATTATAAGCATAGTTACTGCTTTTGCGTTGCTTAGCAAGCAGGCTAGTTATAGCTCTAGTATTATCTATAACTCTTTCATTAGCTATATAAGAAGCTATATATAGCTTAGCTTGATCTAGAGCTAGATCTAGCTCCCCTGCGCTTGCTTCAGCGATTTTATCGTCTTTGTTCAATCTGTCAACCCACTTAATAATTTATCGATCTGTTCGATAACATATGGCTCAGTGTATAAACCGCCATCCGAATAGTTCCTACTGACAAACATGGGCGGTATGTCCAGCGCTTTTACAATAGCCGGCAAACCCATGCCAGTTTGTAACAATGTGCGATATTCTTGTGTAGCTTCTTCTATCGTCATATCCATGTCACCTTTGTATCTGTTGCATCACAATCCCAAACAAACCACGCGTACGGCGTTTTGCCAGTTGTGCCATACCAGGCGCGGTCTTCATCGCCTCGCCATATCGTTAATCGTTTTGTAAATACATGCACCGTTGCTGGCGGATTGCTTTTGTACAGCATTTCGTAGCGTCCTTGTCCTTCCAAAAACGCTAGCCGCAATAACCAGGCATGCTTTTTGATACCGATATTAATCGCGTGCCGGACAAACTGATTCGCCAGTTTGTAAGGTGGATTCGTTATAATGGTCTCAGCTCGCTTGTTACTCTCAAACAAAAAATCAATACCACTCTCACCAAACCCAAAGTCATTTAGGTCTGTACTAATCACTCTATGCTTGTGTTGTTGTAACACTTTGCTTATATGCCCAGCGCCACATGCCGGCTCCCAAACGCGTGCATTAAATTGCTCTACAGCTAGCAGCGCTTCTACAGCTTCCGGGGGTGTTGGGTAGTAATCATCTTTATGCCGGCGGTTAGTCATGTATAATAACCCCCTCGTATATTAATCGCTCTAGCATGCGGTCAGACATTACGTCTGTAGGCTTTTTTACTAGCTCGACAGTCTCAAACCGTTCGTCACAATATCTGCATTTGCGTTTACGAATAATCCGGCTGCGTGTTTCTCGCGTGCTATCAACAAAATGCTTGCCGTCAATTTCGCAATGAGGGCAAATCATAATGCACCTAATTGGTTTGCATATTTCTCTGCCATATCGGTTTTTGGGTTCGACCGCAGCTCTATCATATTGCCTAAGAAAAACTTGAGCTGTGATAGCTTATCCACTGTTGCCACAGCGCATCCAAGGTCGAGCAGCTGGTCTTGGATTTGTTTTTGTTTATCGGTAAGCCTGCCTTTGCCCGGCGCTTTCACCTCTACAAAAATTGGTGAAGCAATACCATCCCACCAAAACTGCTGGTGTACAAATATCTCAATGTCCGGGAACCCT